ATAGAATTAGCGGAAGTCCGTTTCCATAATTTCTTATCATCGAAATCGAGTCCGAAGATACAGGCATGCCAATGCGGGCGCCCAAAATTTTCACCATATTCTCCAGCCATGTAATAACGAATTCTTCGTCCAGGATACCGTTTTCGTAATCTTTTAATAAAGAGCTGAAAGTCTCGATAGTGTAATGATCTATCGCTTGGGAGATGTGCATCATCGTATGTGAGGGTTATAAAACAATTTTGTGTATGCATTTGTGCTTCATGCATACATCTAATAGCCCACTGACGTGAGCGTTCAAGTCTACATCCAACACACTGCCCACAAGGCAGTTGTAAAGATCTAGATACATCATGTCTTTTGGATTCATAAAAGACAATACTACCGTCTGTGCATTGGTATGCACTTATAGGGTGATAGCAAGGCATGTGAGGTACCCATTTAAATTAGTTATAGTCTCCAACCACCACGATGTGGGGCTTTCTGAATATTTGCTGCTTTAGTACGTTTAGCGGTTCGGCGAAAAGATTTTGCCGACTTACGCTTATTTACAGGTTTTCTATACATCATTTTTTAAGCTCCTTTTATCGTACATTTTCGGTTTTGGTGTCACCTAGCACAGTTACATCAAGTAATGTAACTGTGCTACGGTCTACTCGACCGCCTTTTCAGGGGTTTTGGCAGCTTCTACGACTTCGGCAGCTGCCTTTTCGACTAAACCGAGTTCCTCGGCTTCTGGTCGATTATTCTCGTCCTCAAGGAACTCAATCAGTTTTGCTGGATCATTCTCAAAACGAGCACGAATTGGGGCAGGTAATGCCTCAAATTCGTCTTGAGCCGCGATAACGCGGTTCAAGGCGGTATGATAATCACTAATACCGCTAAAATCGCCATAACGTGGCGATAATGGGGATTCCGGTAGAATCCCTGTAATACTAAATTTTTGAAGAATAGTATTAATATCACATTCTTCTTTGTAATGCTGCTGAGCCAGAGTTGGCTCCTCACAAGCCAACCCTGACTCATTTGACGCAGCATCCGTGTCATAATTGTATGGGGTTCGCAAAAAAATTGCCTTTTTGGTCATTTTTTATCTCCGAGATGGGTTCGGGCGTAAATCGCCCGATGGTTGCTTAAACATATTGCTTAGGGCACTTGTAGCTGACGATGCTCCAATACCAAGACCAGCAGCAGCTTGTCCAGCACGTTCAGCACCTTTAATATAAACACCTTTTTCGCCTGAATAAAGATTACCAATAGCTTTTGATTCAGGTAATTCAGCTTCTTTTGCAGCTGCAGAAGCAGAATTATGGGCTGCATTTGCAATACTTTGCTGAATATCAGCAGCCACACGCTTACCATACTGTTGATGTCCTGGTAATTGCGCTGCTTTATTAGCAGCTTCAACTAATGCCAAATTCATATTTGCTCTATTTAAATCTTCCTGGGCACCCGCAGCGCCAGCTTGTTCAGCTTTTAACTTAATATCAGCAGCATTTAATGCTGCATTAAGCGCTAACTGATATCCAGACTGGCCGCTGGTAGCCCCAGCACCTAAAGCATTTTGCATTACTGCGGTTTGACCGGATGGTGTCGATGCACCACCTTGGGAATAAGCTAACATAGGATTAAGCCCAGCAGCCATCATATCAGCAACTGCTCTTTGATACGATGTGCCAGACATATCGGCTTGAAAAGCCATCTGCTCTCGAGCTAATTGCGCATTTTGAGCATTAGTTCGCTCTTGTCCAAATGCTGCTAAACCACCAGTAACACCAGCAGCAATAAGCGCTGGGTTGCCAGTAGCAACTCCAGCAGCAGTAGCAGCAGCTCCTAAAATAGCGCCTAACATTAGAAATGATCAATTAAGCCAGGTACACTGTACATTGGCATTGGTCGCGCTTTTTTACAATCAAAAAAGCTATCAAAGATAAACTGTTGTCCGTTTGCAGCTGCCCCAACGGCAACTACACGGCTAACAGGTGGATTATCTTGAATAAACGTAGTATTCAATGTAGGCAATGACGTAAACTTCTGGGCAAGATGCCATCCATCAATTGTTCCAGCAGCGGTACTTCTGAACAATGAAGAAATTCGGCTGGGATAATATCTATATTCTGCCCATCGTTCTTGATAACCGAATACATTATTATCATTAGCATCGCCACGTACATAAATTTCCTTATTCAAAACAGCTTGCTCTCCAAGAGTCGCAAACGCTGGGAAATAAAAATCATATCGTGTCGAGCGAGACCACATACGTGCAAGACCTTGCTGATACGTCAAATCAGCACGTACACTAACCATACCAATAATCACACCATGTTCAGTAGCCGAATAAGTAAAGCCATGATTATGAGCCAGGGCAGTACCCATAGCAGCAAGTGTGCCCATAGGGGTAGTAGTTCCACTAGCATTAGTACCCGACGTTTGAGCGATCGGATTAATATTAATAGAGGTTGATCCACCCCCGATGTACTCGGGACGCTGTAAGCGAGCATCAGGAGAAACAACACCAAAATGTGCCCTAATAATTTCAGTATAACGAGTACCTCCGCGTGCATCACGCTCAAGAAGCTTTTGAATCTGAAAAGATTGACGTAATTGATTAATAGTTGCTGCAGTTGCTGTAGATAAATCCGCATATAAAGTTCCAATATTAGCACCTACGTTGTTGCCCAAACGTAATGGATCTGCAGCATTAGCCGTACCTCGATAAAATGTACCTAAAGTTACAGAAGAAGCAGAATAATCTGATTTAATTTCAGCAGATGTGCCTAACGGTAAAGTTACCGAAGCACCTTTTTGTGGCCATGGCAAAGCACTTGTAAAATAATCTTTGCGTTTACCTCTTCGAAGTAATGTGTAATTCGCTACGTTATCTGGGCCATCGCCCAGATCAACCGTAACAGAATTTTGTAAATTCTCATCCCTAAACCATTCATTCCAGATCAAATTATACGCACGAGGCCAAAAAGCGCAGTGGGATACCGTTCCAGTATTGGACACCTGTCCGACTGTGGGTAAACCCATATAATCTTGTAATGAACCTATAGCGTATCCACCAGCTGGTGATACTTGTTGGGGAACAACATAAGAAATCGAATCACTTGGATTTGCTTGTTGCCCCATAAATTTTTGCCAATTCGACCAAATAAGTCGATTGGGAACAAAGAAAAAGAAGCTATCCAAATACATGTTATCCATAACTGGATATATTGGAGTAGCAAGACGTGCAAATGCCGTCATATTCAACCGAAATGTATCTCCAGGAAGCATCTCATCTACATAAACTGGTACTAAATATCCAGCATCAAACGTAGTTTTATGTGTTGATTGACAATCAAATGATGATCGCGGAATATCCGCTTTAGGAATCATCGTAAATTGATGAACATCTACTGACTTATTACGGTGCATGAGTGCAAGCTCCTGAGTTTATTCCGACCCAATTATTCTAATTGAGTCGGTTTGTTTTAAATCATTCCTTAGTAATTTTTACCTGTTTACCTAAAGATAACAACTTTGGTTGATCGTGTAAAGCAAATAATCCTGTATTATCGTCAAATTCACCCAATTCATATAAATCAAAATCATCTGGGTGGTTAAATAACTGATTATCAGCATCTTGACGATTAACTTCATCGCTGAAGCTCCTAATGGCTACACCTACTGATGGAACAAACATAGGTCTACCATAAGCATCCGCTGCGCGATCTTTTACTGAACATAATACTAATTTCATGAGGATTTTTCCTTAAGTGAGGTTACGTTTAAGTTTTTGCAGTTTTGCCTTTGCGACTTGCTCTTTTACAAGCAATCGCTCCGGAGTATTGTCTGCGTAGTTAAGTTTACTACTTTTTTCACGAATGTAAAGCAGTTCGTCAAATTCATAAGGATTATCTATTTTATATTTTTTATCATAATATTTAGGAGGTTTGACTTTTTTTCCACGAACTACAACATAGTCGTGTGGATATACATCGGAAGTATATTGCTTATACCATTCGTAACCAATACCCGGTTTTAAAGACATCTTCGTGAACTCAGGTGTCCTATTAGTAATTTCCCCAGTATCTGGGTCAATCTCTTGATAATGCTCTGCAGCATTTTTTCCTGTTACTTTTTTCATAATGTATCGAGCCACGTAGGCTGCGGATTCGAAAGTAACATCTCCAATGGAGGAATAACCAAATGGCCAGAGTAATTCAAGGTCTTTGGATCTATATAAGATAGAATTAGCGGAAGTCCGTTTCCATAATTTCTTATCATCGAAATCGAGTCCGAAGATACAGGCATGCCAATGCGGGCGCCCAAAATTTTCACCATATTCTCCAGCCATGTAATAACGTATTCTTCGTCCAGGATACCGTTTTCGTAATCTTTTAATAAAGAGCTGAAAGTCTCGATAGTGTAATGATCTATCGCTTGGGAGATGTGCATCATCGTATGTGAGGGTTATAAAACAATTT